CCGGTAACCCCGGTGCTAAAGGTCCTAAAGGTACAGATGGTGTCGATGGTGCTAAAGGACAACAAGGTGTAGCAGGTAACGCAGGTAACGATGGTGCTAAAGGCGCTACAGGTGCCGATGGTGAAGATGGTACCGATGGTCAAAGTGGTAACGCAGGTGCTAAAGGTCAAAAAGGACAAAAAGGACAAACAGGCCCTCAAGGTAATGTAGGACCAAGTGGATCAAAATATGCAATTGTAGATAGTCCTGACGAAGGAACTTATATAGCGTTATCTTGCGTGGAAATGCCTGACGTTAGATTCGATGAAATAATGGTAATACAAACAGAAGGTAGAAACAAAATAAAAGTAAATATAGATACAAATTACATTCATGTTTGTGAGCCCGATACGATACAACCCATAGGCTATACAGCTTCTGGGCCATGTACTTGCGGATTCAACGTTTCGGGCAATGAATTAAAAATAGACATAGAAGGAAATACTCCAAAAGAGTTAAGGGTTAAATTGTCGGGGATAAGGAAATACTTCTCCGATAAGAGATTCGAGAAATTTACCTACGACGAAATGAGAGCTAATAACGCCTTCTGGATGCAATGGAAAGACAAAGAAGATGGAAGCTAATGTAGGGATACAGGTGCTAATATCTTCACATAATTGTGAGGAATATTTGGAGGATTGTTTTAATAGTATCGAAATAGCCTTTAATGGATACAAGTGGATGATGGTATTTTGTGATGACGCAAGTACTGACAATACGGAGTCGGTTGTAAATACGTACAAAACTACAACCTCAGCCGATAACATAGTCTACCAAAAATTTGAAAAAGCTTCAATCGTAGGAAAAGCTAAGAACAGGGCGTGCTTACTGAGTAGAGCCTATAAGGACGACTACCCGGTTATTTGTTTTATGGACTCGGATGATACAATGGGCGCTCAAAGGATATCGGGTTTACTTCCAGAACTATCAGAAGATTACCCAATAGTTTTTGGCGACTTTGTAGAACAACAAAAAAACGAAAATGGAGAATGGGTTAAAATGGAAGAATCAGAAGCTGACGATGCAACTTTTGATGGTTATATAACTACGAGCACAAGAACAACTCATTTAACCTTCGGTCCTTGGGCGACTCTAATACTTGGGAGTTTGATTCCGGAAGATGGAGTTTTCTTCAGGGAAGATATTTCAAACTATGATGATATTCTAACGTGGTGGACTTTACACTATAGGGACGGAGTGGCCATTAAGGATGTACCGGGATTCATAACTCATTACCAAAAATTTGGTAGACCCGGTTCTTTGATAGATTCTCAAGATATGGGTCCAGTTATGGAGCAGTTATACTTTAAAAAGATGGCTATACATACTATCCCGGGTTACGAAGAGGCCTAAATTACAAATATACGAATTATATTGGTCATTTTTTCGTCTATACCGTGTAAGATTATACGAATATGGCCGCTAAAAGAAAACCAACACCTAAGATTCTGCAGAATAAGCCCCTTATGGCTTCTTACGAGCAGCAAACTTTTGCCGCTGCCGCTACAAGAACGAGATCTAATCGCGCAGCTTCGATAGAAAGGACTAAAAGGTATGCCAATATTGACGATGGGTTAATCCCGTTTAAATATACATCTGGTAAATACAACACCAATAGTAGCTTAGACATAAAAGACGCCATTACCCTTTGCCAGAAAGCTTATTATAACTTTGCCATATTCAGAAATACGATTGATCTAATGACGGAGTTCTCTTGTAGCCCAATTTATTTCTGTGGGGGCAACAAGAAATCCAGAGACTTTTTTGAGGCCTTTTTTAGGAAGGTGAACATTGCAGCTCTACAAGATAAATTCTTTAGAGAGTATTACAGATCTGGAAATATTTATGTTTATAGATTTTTCTCAAAACTTAACAAATCTGACCTACTCAAAATAAACCAAACTTATGCCGATTTGATTTCCGAAGAAGGGGGTAATAAAGTTCCTTCGAGATACATTATTTTGAATCCTGCCGACATCCTGATGAACGGTAACGTTTCTTTCGCAAACGCTAATTACTATAAAAATATATCTGATTACGAATTGGAAAGATTAAGAAACCCAAGAACAGAAGATGATAAACAAGTTTTGCAATCTTTACCCAAGGAAGTAAAAGATCAAATTAAAGATGGTAAAAGTACCCAAGTAAGAATCCCCCTTGATAAAGAAAAAGTTACTGCGATATTTTACAAGAAGCAAGACTACGAACCATTTGCTGTTCCGATGGGTTACCCGGTCTTGGAGGATATCAACTGGAAAGCTGAATTAAAAAAAATGGATATGGCAATTAGTCGCACAATGCAACAAGCAGTCCTTCTTGTCACAATGGGTGCTGATCCAGAAAAGGGAGGGGTTAACCAGAAGAACTTGGAAGCTATGCAGAAACTTTTCGAAAACGAATCAGTAGGAAGAGTCCTCATAGCAGACTATACAACCAAAGCTGAATTTGTAATTCCAAACATTGCTGCGATATTGAATCCTGTCAAATATGAAATGGTAAACAAGGATATTCAAATTGGATTAAATAACATTTTAGTAAGTGGTGATGAAAAATTTGCCAACGCCCAAATCAAGACACAAGTTTTTGTAGAAAGACTAATGCAAGGAAGACAGGTATTCTTAGAAGAATTTTTGATACCAGAAATAAAGAAGGTTTCCAAAACTCTAGGATTCAAAAACTATCCAGAACCAAAATTTGAAGACATAGAACTCAAAGACGAAACAACCTATTCCAGAATCTACACCAGACTATTGGAGCTCGGAGTTCTAACACCAGAGGAAAGTATAGAAGCTATAAATAGCGGAAGACTTCCCACCGCAGAAGAATCAAAAGAAGCTCAAGAAAGATATAGAGATTTAAGGGATGACGGTTTATACGAACCAGTTCTCGGAGGACCTTTCTCCACCGAGAAGGCAGCTAAGGCAGCTAAGGTGGCTCAAAAAAATAACCAACAATCCCAAAATGTTCCCAAGGAAAATGGTAGACCTGAAGGAACTGGTACCCCGCAGGAAACCAAGAAGATAGTTCCAATCGGCGCTAATGAATTTAAATTTAGCCTAGAGAAGATTAAAGAAAATCTAATCGCCGCCCAGAAACTAGGAGGAGAAGTAGAGGCCGAACTAAGAAAAACCTACAAGAAAAGAAAACTCAGCAAAGCACAGAAATCAGTAGCTTCTCAAATTTCTGAATTGATTATAGCTAATGAAGAACCATCTAAATGGAGTTCTAGGATTAAAGACTACCTCAAGTCCCCAATGGATAAAAATTTAGAAAGAGTAGATAAAATTAAAAATATATCATATGATCATCAAGTAGACACCTATCTAGCGAGCATTTTATATAATAGTATAACATCATGAGCGAAGGAACACAAGACATAACCGAATACAATGACGGATTAAGTGTGGATATAGAGCTTCCGGAGATACCCATACCTACGACGACAGAAGAAGAAAAGAAGATTATTAAAGACGAAGTAGAGGTTGCCTTCAAGTTTGCCTTTATTGGTGCGGGCCAAGGGGGCTCTAGACTAGCTGAGACTTTTAATAAATTTGGATACAGAAAAATTGCAGCCCTAAACACAGCTGAGCAAGACCTAAATACCATCAAGCTAGACAATAAACTTTGCATCGGTGACGGAGGAGCAGGTAAAGATCCAGAGAAGGCTGCCGAGATTTACAAAAGCAAAGAAGAGGACGTCTTAGATTTCATGAGGTATTCTTTCGGTGATGAGTTTGATAGAATTTTTGTTTGCGCTGGAAGTGGAGGCGGTACTGGTGCTGGATGCATAATTCCACTAGTTAACACTTCTGTGGAATTACAAAAATCATTAGGCATAGAACCCAAGGTAGGTGTCATCTTAGCTTTACCTAAATCTTCAGAAGGTAAAAGAGTAAATGCTAACGCCTATAAAACTTTAGAGAAGGTTTACGATCTTGTTGAGGACGGGGTAGTCTCTCCCTTGATTATTGTGGATAACGAAAGAATCAGCAAGCTGTATCCGGGCTTAGTGGTTTCTAATTTTTGGCAAACAGCTAATGGAAGTATGGCTGGGTTATTTCATCTATTTAATCTAACGGCTGCAAGAGACAGTACTTATACAGCTTTTGATTCTAAAGACTTCAAGACGGTTTTGGACAATGGGCTGATGGTCTTTGGTGCCGCACCGGTTAAAGACTGGAACGACTCAGTGAGTATTTCTAGAGCCGTAAGGGATAACTTAAAGGGAAATATACTTTCGGGTGGAATCGATTTATCCACGGGAGATTGCGCTGGTGTTATTATAGTTGGAGGCAAAGAGGCTCTTGATAATATTCCTCAAAAAAATCTAGACCAAGCTTACGACCAGCTCTCCAGAATTCTTAAAAAGAATAGCACTGTTCATAGAGGTATATATAGCGGAGACAAAGAAGGCCTTACTGTTTATAGTACAATTGGTGGATTAGCTAGACCAGTAGATAAACTTAAAGAGCTAAAAATGTTGGCAGATTTACCTTAAGTTTAAGTGTAATAAATTTCTGGTGTGTTACTGAGGCTGGAGATAGAACAGATCGAAGGGATGGTTTTTCCAAAAGATACTGACGATGAG